CCAAGAAAACAAAAGTTACAAAGGAAGTAACGCGACTTTCAAACATATTCGCAAAGTTGCCGCCTGATTTGCTTAGTGTGGCTCAAGGGCTCATACAACGGGCAGCGCACATGAGAATCACGCTTGACGATTACGAGAAAGACATTGACGAGAACGGGACTGTCGAGCTATTTCAGCAATCAGCAAGTGCGCCGCCTTATGAACGTTCGCGGCCTGTTGTCAGCAATTACAACTCATTAGCAAAGAACTATCAAACGATCATCAAGCAGCTCACCGACTTGTTGCCAAAGGGCGACGGTGATTATGATCCCAAAAAAAATGACGATGGTTTTGATACTTTCATCAACAAGAAAAACAGGGGGTAAGCGGTATGGGAATCTTGAAGGAATACCCCTTAACCCATAACCCCATAATCGAATATTGGAATCAGATCGAAAACGGGCTAGTCGTTAGCGAGAAGGTACGCAAAATGTACCGAAAGCTTGCCGCTGACATTTGCGACGAATCTTCTGTTTATGAATACAACGCCGAACATGCTAACCACGCTATCGAGTTTATCGAGAACTATTGCAAGCACTCGAAAGGTTCGTGGGGCGGCAAGCCGATAGAGCTTGAGCTATGGCAACAAGCCTTTATTGCTGCAATGTTTGGTTTTATTCACAAGATTGACGGAACGCGTAAATACCGAGAAGCTCTTCTCGTTGTCGCTCGGAAGAACGGCAAAAGTACGGTTGCTTCCGGCATTGGTTTGTATTTGCAAATCGCTGACGGTGAAGCGGGTGCGGAGGTTTACGCTTGTGCTACTAAGAAAGATCAAGCAAAGCTAGTTTGGTTAGAAGCTAAACGCATGGTTAACAAGTCTCCATCGCTTCGAAAACGCATCAAGCCGCTTGTATCCGAGCTTGTTGGGCTTCCGAACGACAGCACATTTAAACCGCTTGGCGCTGACTCTGAAACGCTTGACGGTCTGAACGTATCCGGCGCGATGCTGGATGAAATTCACGCGTGGAAGGACAAGAACCTATACGACGTTATAGTGGATGGTACAAGCTCACGCGAACAGCCGTTAATCGTCATGATAACGACAGCTGGGACGGTTCGTAATTCCGTCTACGATCAAAAGTACGATGAAGCCAAGGACAAAATAAACAGGCTTGAAACTGGATCCGCAGACGGCGAAACGGATCCGCACGAAAGGTTCCTGCCGATTATCTATGAATTGGACAATAGGAACGAATGGGTGGATCCGCAATGTTGGAAAAAGGCTAATCCGGGTTTAGGATCCATCAAGAAGCTTGACCAGCTAGAAACAAAGGTCGCAAAAGCAAAGGCTAATCCGCTCTTGATTAAGAACCTTTTGACGAAGGACTTCAACATTCCCGAAACGTCCGAAGAAGCTTGGCTGACATATGAAGAAGCTTACAACGATGCGACCTATGATATGGAATTTCTGCGGAATACTTACGCGGTAGGCGGCGCTGACTTATCCAGTACAACGGATTTAACTTGCGCTACGCTACTAGTGATGAAGCCGAATGATCCCGTTATCTATGCGATACAGCAATATTTCCTGCCGGAAGAAAAGCTGGAGCAACGGGTTAAAGAGGACAATGTGCCATACGATTACTACCACGAACGCGGCTGGCTGACATTATCGATGGGCAACAAGATTGATTATAAGGACGTTACGGCATGGTTTAAGCGAATGCATGACGAATACAGCATAACGCCTGTATGGATTGGATACGATCCGCATGACTCTAAATATTGGGTTGATGAAATGACGGAAATGGGCTTTGATATGCGCGTAGTCCGGCAAGGGGCGCTGACATTGAGCCAGCCTATGAAGGAAATACATGCAGATTTTGCGGGTAACCGGATTAACTACAACAACAATCAATTGACGCTTTGGAACCTGACTAACACCAACGTTAAGCATGACGATAACGATAATATACGGCCTATAAAGGGTAAGAATCAGCGGGCGCGTATAGATGGTACGTTTTCTATTTTGGACGCTTACACGATCCTTTACGAGAACATGACGGACTTCAAAGCATTGATTTAGGAAGGGTGGATAACATGGCTGAGAGACCGCCGTTAGGCTTAACGCCGCAACGAATTTGGTTGGAACTGCGGATTCAAGAAATAGAGGGAGCTTTTCAACGCTATATCGAAGCGCGCAAGGCTATTCCTGTTGCGTGGATTGTGGAATACAACGAACACCTCCAAAAATTGTTTTAATGTCCGTCATTGCAGAAGGGGGGTGACAAATTGAAGAAGGAAAGACGCTCATTGTTCCAAATGATATTCGGCGGCAAGCAAGCGCCGCGCAATCATACGTACATGCAGATGTTGAACAGTACACCGAGCTTTTATGACTTTAGCGGCGAAGCCTACGACAGTGATACGGTACGCGCTGCGGCTGACGCGTTCGCTCGGAATGTCGGCAAGCTTAAGCCGAAGCATATAAGGCGGGTTGCCGGGAGCATTCAAGAGGTTAAAAATTCCGAGGTCGAATGGCTTTTGCAGAATAGGCCGAACCGTTTCATGAATGCTTATATCTTTTATTATAGGTTGGGAACTCAATACCTCATGAACAACAACTCTTTTGTATGGGTTCGCCGGGATGCAATGAACCGCATCGAAGGATTTTACCCGCTCATATCTTCCGGCGTGGATCTTGTCGAGGTTAACGGGGAAATGGTTGTTAAGTTCCGTTTCTATGACGGTAACGAATACGCCGCGCCTTACACTGACGTTATCCATATTCGGCGGCACTTTTATAAAAATGATATGTTCGGGGAGTCAAACAAAACGGCTCTAACGCCTATTCTCGACCTCATTTCGGCAACGAATCAAGGGCTGAAAAACGCGGTTAAAACGTCGGCTATCCTGCGGGGGATATTGCGGTTTACTTCCATGCTCAAGCCGGAAGATATGAAAGCACAAACGGACGCTTTTAAAACTGATTATTTGGACGCATCGAATCACGGCGGCGTAGCTGCAACGGATTCTAAAGCCGAATATCAAGAGCTTAAAACAGACCCTAAAATGATCGATGATAAGTTAATGACGGCTATGACCGAAAAGGTAAACGACTATTTCGGCATGAACAAAAAAATCATTCAATCGAGCTATTCCGAGCAGGAATGGAACGCGTTTTACGAGTCGATGATTGAGCCGTTCGGGTTGCAATGCGCTATGGAGTTCACGGCTAAAGTGTTTTCTGACCGCGCACAAGGACATGGTAACGAAATTCTATTCGAAGCCAATCGCCTACAGTACGCCAGCAATGACACGAAAGTTAAAATCATTGAGACACTTGTAGACCGGGGCATGATGTCAATCAATCAGGGCTTGGAGGTGTTTAATCTTCCACCTATTGAGAGCGGCGAGAAGCGTATCATGAGCCTTAACTTTATTGATGCTGACAAAGCTTCCGAATACCAACTAGGCAAGGTTAATAAGCCGCCTGACGCGTCACCGAAAGGGGGTGAAGACAAAAATGACGATAAGCAACGAACGCCTGATTAGATTATTCGACGTTGAAGCCCGTTCAATAGGCGAGGCTGAAAACCGGGAACTTATTGCAGAGGGTTACGCTGCTAAATTCAATTCCCCGACAGTCCTTTACGAGTATGACGGCGTTGAGTATCGAGAGAAAATTGACCCTAACGCTTTCAACGGCGCGGACATGTCAGACGTTATATTTAACTACGACCACGCGGGCAAGGTATTAGCTCGAAACAGTAACGGAACACTCGAAATGAAAACGGACGGCGTAGGACTTCACATAAAGGCCCGTTTACACGGAACTAAAGAAGGTCGCGAGCTTCACGAAGAAATTGAGGGCGGTTATGTCACGAAAATGAGCTTCCGTTTCACAGTGGCGGAAGAAAGTTATGATCGAGCAAGCCGTACCCGAACTATTCTGAGGTTCAAAAAAATCTATGACGTGTCAGCCGTTTCTATCCCGGCTTATGATGATACTTCCATATCGGCCCGTAGCTTCTTTGAAGCAGAAGCCGAAAAAGAGAAACAAGAAGCCGCCGACGCTGAACAACGTCAACGGCTTATTTTATTGCTCAAAACATTTTCCTAATTTGAAAGGTGGAATTATTAAATGGATCGTTTACAAGAAATCGCAAAACGTATGCAAGAAATCGGAACAGAACTTCGCGGTGGCGGTCAAGTGGATGTTGCGGCATTGGACAAGGAAATTGACGCTTTGACGGCTGAAAAAGGCCAAATCGAAGCGCGTAACGCTTTGATGAATAAGATTCCTTCGGGCGTTGTAGTTCCGAAGCCAGAAGAGCGCGGCGTTGTTATTGACGCGGTTGACAAGTTTGCTTCCGTTGAATACCGCCAAGCGTTTATGGAGTTTGCTAAGTCTGGCAAGGCTATCCCGGCCGGATTCGAAGCCCGTTCCGACGCTTTCACGGCTGTGACTGATGCTGCGGCAATCGTGCCGACTACGATTTTAGACGAACTTATCAAGCAGATGAAAACATACGGACACATTTTCGCGCGCGTTCGTAAACTTGGCATCAAGGGCGGCGTAGATGTGCCTATCTTGTCGCTAAAACCTGTTGCAACATGGATTGGTGAGACTCCTGTTTCTGACCGTCAAAAGGTACAAGCGAACACGAAAGTTCAATTCTCTTACTACGGTTTGGAGTGCAAGGTTGCAACTTCTTTGCTGGCTGATACTGTGACGCTTGCTTCTTTCGAATCAACAATTATCACTTTGATTGTTGAAGCAATGACGAAAGCAATTGACCTTGCAATCATCAAAGGTTCCGGCACAGGCCAACCCCTTGGCATCACTCTTGATGCGCGCGTCCCGGCTGGAAACATCATCACTCTGTCTTCCGCTGATTTCGCATCGTGGGAAGGTTGGAAAAAGAAATTCTGGGCTAAAATTCCTTTGTCCTACCGTGCTGGCGGTTCGTTCATCACGGCATCCGGCACGTTCGAGGGCTACATTGACGGCATGACAGACGCTAACGGCCAACCTGTAGGCCGCGTTAATCAAGGCATCGTTGACGGCCCGCAGGAGCGTTTCAATGGTCGCGAAGTTATCCTTGTTGAAGATGATGTTATTACGCCTTACGATGCAGCTGCAACAAATGACATTGTAGCTGTATTCTGCAAACTGGGTGACTACGCAATCAACAGTAACTTGCAACTTGCTATGTACCGTTGGTTGGATCACGACACAAACCAATACGTTGACAAAGCGTTGCTAATCGCTGACGGTAAAATCCTTGACCCTAACGGCGTTATGATCGTTAAAAAAGGTGCTTAATATTTTTTAGCTCACGTACCAAGATGTACGAAGAGAATCCAGTTTACGCATAGCGTTTACTGGTTTT